CCCAGCTTCTGGGCTTGGGCTACGATTGATAGAGCAAGTGTAGATTTGCCTGATGATTCGGGACCGTAAATTTCAACTATTCTACCTTTTGGTAGCCCTCCGATTCCCAGTATTCTATCCAAAGACATTGCGCCTGTTGGTACAGACGGCCATGGTTTAAAACTTTCAGAGCCTAGTTTCATTACTGAACCGGATCCAAACTGTCTTTCTATTTGAGCTAACGCAAGCTCCAATTGCTTTGAGTCATTTCTTGATTCTGTCATGCATATATTCTACCATCTATGCATAAGTAAATCCAACAAGAATCATGCATTCATACTGATATACTGTAGTCAGAACTAAGAGAGGATGCAACATGAATAAAAAGATAGATAAGAATCCAGATTATGTAAGAGCCGTTTTTCTTTTGAAAAACAGAATCAAGTATCCAATTGATTTAATCAACATATGGTCCGTTTTTGGACCGTGTATTGAGCAACATCCTTCAATTGAAGATCTTCGTCAAAAGTAACTTGACAGCACTTGACATGATGTGTATACTGGATATACCGTATCCTATAAAGTATATCCGTAAGTGTAATAATACTTGTGTATCCATACACTGTAAAAATCGGTCATAAAACTCAAACTCAAGGTACTATATTTTATTATAAATGTAGAATCGAGTTTTAATGAAAATATATCAGATTTACATTCCAGAGCTCGCAACATACGTAAAATTTAAAGTGCTTGAGCCAGAACAAATAGAACAATTCGTTATTTCTTTTAAGAAAGAAAATAAAGATCCAGATTTAATTCAATTTAGAAAAAAAGTCGTAGAAACTTTTGTATTTAATTTAAAATCTGAAATTGCAGAATCGTTACGCATGATGAGCAGACAATCTGCAGAATCATGTTTAGATGCACTATTTAACGGCTGCTTAATGCTCAATCCCGGATTGGATATAGACTTATGGTTAAGCATCGCTTACACAGGAATATTGGAAGACATAAGTTCATTTAAGGACGAAGATAATATTGCATCAAGGGAATCAGCCTTTATGAAATCGTTGAAAAATATGCAAAAAACAGGCAAGAAATTTCCTAAGGTAGATTTAGATGATTTTCCATTTGACATGAATTTAAAAGACAAAGTAAAACCAAAAATAAAACAAATTTCTAAACAAAAATATCTAGGTTTAGAAAATCACCTAAAATCAAATGTTATTGGGCAAAACGATGCAATAGAAAACATAGTTTCCTCCCTAAGAAGATCTCAAGCCGGTATGTCGGATATGGACAGGCCTTTGGGAGTTTTCTTATTTGCAGGATCGTCTGGAGTTGGCAAAACTCATTTAGCTACAACTCTTCATAAATATCTTTTTGGGAATGACTATCCTGTTGTTAGAATTGATTGCGGAGAATTTCAGCACAAACATGAAAATCAAAAATTAATTGGTTCTCCTCCGGGGTATGTTGGCCATGACGAGGGTGGTCAGTTGGTCAATCAAATAAAGCAGTATCCTTCCAGCGTCGTTCTATTAGACGAGGTGGAAAAAGCTCATCCAGATTTATGGAATACTTTTTTGAGAGTTTTCGACAATGGTCTTTTGACAGATGCAAAGGGTGAGATTGTAAGTTTTAGAAATGCAATCATAATCATGACAACAAATCTTGGAAACGAAAAAACTACGGATCATCTTTTGGCAAACGGAACAGGATTTAACAGAGATGTTAATTACAAAACAACAACTAAGAAAATTCCGGATAAATCCATTCTTGAAAGAAATACTAACGAGGCAATTAGAAAACATTTTAAGCCAGAATTTTTAAACAGAATAGATAAAGTAGTGGTGTTTAATTATTTATCTGAATCAGACTGCAACACAATTGCCAGATTAGAAATGTCAATAACTGCAGAAAAGTTAACCAAAAAAGGGTATCTATTTGAATACAATCAAAGTGTCATAGATGGATTGATAAACAAGGGAATTGATAGCATCAAGGGTGCAAGAGGATTGGCTCAAATTCGCAGGGAGCAAATAGAAGCTCCAATTGCCGATAGCATTATTAACACTACAATTCCCAGAGGAAGTGTATTTGAAATAACTTATGAAGATGATAAATTTAAGTTTGATATTAAAAAACCAAATAAGAAAACAGGGCTATTAAAACAAGTCTAGTTTACTATAATTAAAACATAGGCAAAGAGGTTACATCATGCCAAGAGCAACAAGAGCAGTTTTAGGTCATGCAAAAAGAATGTCAGCTGGTATTTTAGGCCCAATTAAATCTGGATATAGTTCTTCTGGAATTAGAGGAGCAGTTGGAGGGGCTAAAAAGCCTTTGATGTTTGGTGGTGGAATTCTAGGTGCTGGAAGCGTGATTGGCAATAGAAGGCAGAGTGGCGTAGACAGAACGTCTGGTAGACCAACTGGAATGTACAAATACTAAGGGGTTTTAAATGCCGGGGATAAGAGCTGGAATTAGTAGATTTGCCGGAGATATGTTTGGTGCAATTGCGCATGCAAGTCCAAAAGGCAGATCTATATCAAGGGTAACAAGTGGCCTAGTAGAAGCTAGTCATGCATATGGAGATCCCGACGCTGCATTGAGAGCATTTGCCGCAGGAAGAAAAGATTTAATAGCACGCGGCAAAAGAACCGCAGGATTTGGAATTATGGGTGCTTCAGGGATAAGTATGGCAGCATCAAATAGATCAACTGGAGCTTATAACCCAGCACCAAGACCAATGACTTCAGCTCCTCCAGGAATTGGCAGATCAGCCTAAGGTATAATGTAGTCATGAACAATTGGAAGATGTATATTAATGAAAATGGTGATTTTGAATTACCTAATTTTTTATATAAAACTGTAATGGATTTGATGAAACAGTCTTTGGACATGGGCACTCTGCTTTCGGAAGACCAGGCAAAATTAAGAGCCTACAAAGAACAAACAAAAAAATTGTTCAAAAACAAATGGTATGAAATAGCAAAAGCATTAGAAGCTTTTTCTATAATTGACCCGTGCATTTGTTCCACTCAGGAAAAAGAAATTTATTGCGATATTTGCAAAGGGGCAAGATATATCATAAGTTCAACACTAACTCCAGATAAGATGAGAGAAGTGGGATTATTTACAAATGCCGGAACAACATCAGAAATAATTGGAAAATTGCAAAAAAGTCTCAATCAAATATTGTCGGATTATCCATAGTAGGTCAAGATGTCAGAGATAGAGAAATCAAATAAATCAAATTTCATGAAACAGTTTGAATCTTTGAGGCCAGATTTGTTTTTTCCAGCAGAATGGAGTGACGAAGATAGGGAAAAAGCCGTTGATCTTATCAGGCCACAAAAAACCCGCACCGCAATGTTCTCATCTATTCCGATGAATTGTGAAGCAGAAAAATGCATATTCGCAAGTACTTGTCCGCTCCTTAAAGAAAACCTTGCTCCCAGAGGAAAAGCTTGTCCGATAGAAATGGGAATGGTTGCGCAATTTACCGCAGAATATCTTGATCAACTTGAGGTTAATCCAGATAATCTAGTTGAGGTTTCAATGGTAAGAGATTTGGTTGATCAGGAAGTTCAATACCTTAGAAAGACCAAGCTTCTGGCAAAAGAACACTTTGTTCAAGAAAATATAATTGGAGTGGATCACGACGGAAATCCAATATTTAAAAAAGAATTGCATTTGGCGGTTGAACTAGAAGACAAGTTGCACAAAAGAAGAAAAGATTTGCGAAATCAACTTTTGGCAACAAGAGAAGCAAAAGCAAAAGCTGGTCAAGTACAACTGGATACGGCTCAGGCTATATCTGATATAATAGGAAAAGTTCAATCAATTGAAACTTCAAGAGAAAAACTGCTTAAGCAAAAATTGGGAACGACAGAATTAGATGATTACATAATTGATTCGGAGGCTGTGGAGCCAGAAAAAGAATAGGAAAATTAAATGCCGATAGTAACTGGTGATGATCCAATTTATGGCATTCTTTCTAGGTTTGCTTTAGTTCGGTGGCAGGCGGAAAAGAAATATTAGATCGAGCTACTGAAACTTATCGAAATTTACTGAAAATGACATCAATTGGTCTTAGCTCTGAAGAGGCAAGAGCAGAGGCTTTGATAAAAAATTTAGATACCGCAATAAGTCAACCATTATTGGAAGAAATTGGAATTGGAACTGTATCTGATCAACTTCAGAGATATAAATCATTTGATGCGGCATATAGAAAAGCAGTAGCAGACGAATTAAGACTTGGCGTAGGAAATGCATCAACAAAAAATTTATTAGAAGCAGCTCTTAATCCAAATACTGAAATCAACCTCAGTCTAATTTCCAACCTAACTGTCAGAGAAAGACTGAGGGACCAGTTTCATTTTCAAGTTCTTGATGTAGGGAAATTAGTGCATGGCGCTCGGAACACCCGGCTTACACATGCCTTCAACAAGTGCCCTTCAAAGAAGGTCTGGAATGTATTCAACTACCATGTCTGGTGGATATAGTCCAGTTCTTGATCTTTTAGAGCAACGGAACATTTAGTATTGATCCATACGCAGAAGAAGGAATGTTTGTTGATCCATTAAAGTCTTTTAGAATGCGGAACAAGTCATCTTCCTGCTTTTTCCGAACTGGAAAAAAGAGTTGCAGACCCAGCAAGAAGAACGTCAATGACCCATGTTTCGCCTACATCAAGAATAGGTTTCGTAGACGTAGAAACAACTGGAGTTGGTAGAAATGATATGGTTAGATCAATATCAATACAAGAAACAGAATTGTCGGCAGCAAGAACCTTAAATTTGATTCGGAGAGGATCAAGGAGCAAGGTTTTTGACTCCACAAATGTCAGCAGTAGTTTCTGCTGATCCATCTGATTTATCAAGGGTAATTTCCTTTGGAGAAGCTGTCATACAAAGAGAAAGTCCTATCGGTGGACGAGGAATGCCAAGTTACGATCTAACCAGCGCTTCTGGTAGAACACAGGCAGTTTCTTATTATAAAGATATTTTTAGAAAATTTAGCACAGGAGATGCGTACATAGCCGGATACAATGCAAGATTTGACGTAGGTAAATTGATTGATTCGGCCAGACAAATTCCAGAATTTATGGAAGATCCAGAAGCAGTGAGACTTCTTGGCTCTTTTGAAACAAGAATGTTTCAACAAAGCGGAATAATTGACACACTTCAACTTGTTAGAACACAATTAAAAGATCAGGTATCAGAAAGGCTTGAGCTCGCCAGAAGTCGTCGGAGACGACATTGGCAAAAGAGCAGCTTTAGCACTAGAATCTTTATTATCTCCGATAGCCTTATCTAGGGCAACTGATGTTGGCGAAAGAGTATCTGCATTTGGACTAGAAAATATACTAACATCTACTGATTTTCTTCATACATTAGCCAAAAGAGCACAGGCAGGAGATACAAGTTCTGAGTTGATACTAAGACAGCTGGCATCAAGCTCTACTTCTCACGTTGACTATGTAGACAGAGCCGTTACGCAAGTACTTACAGAAATTGCGTTAACACCAGGCGGAATAAAATTAATTCCAGAAGATCGTAGATCGCATATGGCTGGAATAACTGACGACAATCTAAGATTAATTTCAAGAGCAAAAGTCAATGTAGCTGGATCAAAAGCCATGACTACCACAGTAAGTATAGCAGATCCAAGATATTTGACTCAAAGAAATTTAGATTATTTGTACAATACTCCAGAAGCTTTAAGGCAAGTTCAAATAGAAGATCAATTGCAAGCTGTTGTTGGATCAAGTTCGCCATTAATAACAGGGGGATTAAGGCCAGAAACTAGAGGAACTGTAAAATTTTCTGCTGACGCAGCTGGTGCACCAAGTTACGTATTTCAGCCAAGTAGACCAGGTTCAACTGCAATTCCTATAGCTGATTCAATTGCAACTAATTACATAAAAAATGAGCTAAATGCAATAAGATCTATGTCTGGAGATCCTGATGCAATTATAGCTCCAGGAGCACCAACAAGAACTTCTGTTGTTAAGACTTTGGGAATAAGCCCAATACAACAAGCAAACATAGAATACACGGGAAGATTTTTGGCCACAGGTACCGCCTCTTCAATATCAACTGGCAACATACTTGACATATCAAGATCTATAGCTTCAAACGAAGATGCATTTTTTAAAGGGATGACAGCAACCGGAAATATTACCGGTTTTACATTTGGTTTATCGCCACAAGGAAGAACTGGAGTATATGAGACTGTAAGACATCCACTTCAAGCACTCGCTCAGTCAAGAATGGAATCATACCAAAAAGCATTATACGAATCAGGAATTGTTGCTGCATCGATGCAACCAGAGGTAAGATCCGCAGTAGTTTCTCTTTCCGCAATAACTGCACCGATTGGAACAAAAAATACTCAGTTTATATCAGGCGCATTAGCTCATGAGACGGATGCAACTGGGGTATTAGTTGAAAGATCAGCAGAAGATGTTGCCTCTAGGGTCGCAGCATCCTCAGATTTAATTTCAAGAAATTTACCACTTTTAAGTGAAACTGGAATTGTCTTTACTCAAGCTCAAAAAGCATTATCTGTGGGCGACACGGTTACTGCAATACCATATGAAATATTGAAAGAAATGAAAACAATAGACGATAGCGGCGCAGAAATGTTATTAACAGAAAGACTAAAAGGCGAAGGCGCAAATAGATCAGCTAAAGTTAGACTTTCTCGAGCTACTAGATCTGAAACTACAACTCCTACTGTAAACGTTATTTACGGAGGAACTTTAGGAAAACAAGCTTCTGAAATAGAAGTTAGAAGAGCTACGTTTGAAGCAGAACAATTTATAAAAATAACAAAAGCAAAAATAGAAGGAAAAACTCCGCAGGAGATGATCGCCGCAGGATTTGCTACCAGTGAAGAACATTTTCAAAGAATACAAGCTGCAATTAATGATCCAAAAGCAATCGAAAAAGAAACAAGGAAAAGACTTGAAAGAGGTTTTACAATATCTACACTAGATCCAAGTGTTGACGAAGGGTCTAGGTCAATAGCAACGCAAGCAGCGGAAATAATAGATAATCTTAGCGGCGGAATCGATAGCGATATAGATTTAGAGCAAAAAGGGATGTCATTTACAGTAGGTCAAATAGGTGAAGAGGGGGCAGTTTTAACTCCTCGTCTGTCAGACGAAGTTACCAGTGAATTAAATAGGGTAGGAACTGCTTTGGGTAGAGATGTTTTGGAAAGGTCTTCGTCAACCAGGCAAGTGGGTCTTTTGCAGGGGGCAATAAGAAGGGGTGTTGATACTTCGGGTGAAGATGGTGGAGGATTTTTTGGTAGGTTAAGGGCATTTGCTAGATCGGTTAGACCAGACGCAGAAATAGCTGGTTCTTCAATATCAACTGCAAGAAAATTTAGGGATATGGATATTGAGGAAAGAATGAAGTTTTTAAAACCAAAAATATTTAAGGGTGCCGGAGCTGTAGCTGCTCTTAGTGCTGGTTACTATTTAGCAACAAGATCTAGAAAAAATTCACTTTATAATGAAACAATGGAGCAGCAAGAATTTGAGCCAGGTCCTATGTCAATACAGGATTTTAATCAAATTGATCAACAATTAGCAGCCCAAAGTTCTTCTAGAAGAGATCCATTGGTTACTGCTGGTGTTGTTGGAAATTTAGATCGTAATAAAACATCTCATTATAAAATGGGACCAGGAAAATATAATCATCTATATGGAGGATGATAAATGCCGTCATTAGGTAGAATAGGATCAAGAATTGGCCGTAGTGCCGTTGGCCGTAGTGCCGTTGGTCGAGCTGTCGGTCGAGCAGGTGCAAGAGCTGGGGGTTTTGCTGGTGCACACATGGGTGCAATTGGAGCTGGTGCGGCAGCCACATATTTTGGATACAGGGGCATAAAAGGTTTTGCGGGGCAGGTTATTCCAGCGGGAGTCGATGCTGCAATGGACGTTGCATTCAATGATCCACAAGCGGACAGGGCAATGCTTGGAACAGATCTAACTCCAAGTTTATATTTAGGTCATAGGGCTCCAGGAATTATAGGCAGTACAGCAAGAGGATTGAACGCAACCAGATTTGGAGTTGGAGCACATAACAATCCGGCTAGAGCTGGAGTGGCACTTGGTGGAATTGGTGGTCTTGTTGGCGGCGCCATTGGGGCCGCAAAAGGGTATGCTAGCGGAGGAAGAGCAGGAGCAATTAGGGGCGGAATGATTGGAGCAGCTGGCGGAGCAGTAGCTGGCGGTGTATTGGGTGCTGCTGGTCAAGCTACCATGGCATACAAAACCATGCAAACAAATAGTCAAATAATAAGAGAGTCGCCATTTTATAATCAATCAGCGCTAACGGCCAATAGATTGAATGCAAGTGGAAATATAGTTTTGGGAATGCATAATCAAAGGAGAGGGTAATGCCTGATCAAGTTGATTATAGTGGAGCATCTTACGATCCACAAAATATTAATGCAGCAATCGGAATGCGTGCGGCACAAAGAGCTGATGTTGCTCCTGGAAGTGGTGTTTTTGATCTCTTAGAATCATTGCCTGGAATAACTACTGCCGCATTATTTAACGCAAGAAGATATGCAAAAACTTTAGAAAAAGGTGGAAGATTTGACGTAGCAGCCGGAACCACTGGTAGAAAACTTAGAAGAGCAAAAAAGTACGGAGCAATGATCGGCGATCAAATTGCAGGACCGGATCCATCTCAGTTTATTGGAGGAGGAAGAAGAGGTCCTCTTGGCGCATATGCAAGAAGGAGAATGGCGCAAGGAAAAACTCCGCTGTTACGCGCTTCAAGGGCAAATAACCTAACCGCAAATCTAGGTGCAGTTAACAGACTAACAAGCCTAGGGGCATTAGCAGGAGACACTAGGATTGCATACACGCCAATGCAAAGTTTATCAGGAATGATGGATTTTGCTCTTAAAAGTTCAAGAATTAGATCAAGAGTGGGATTAGGCGCTGATTTTAATCCTGAAACACAAAAAGCATTTTCTGGTGGAGTATTGGGAAGAATAACTTCAATTAACAGAGTCAATACTCTAGATTCAATCATTGCTAGAGGTGCAGGAACATCCAGATTCTCGCAAGCAAGACATGCAAAAGCAGTTGCATCAAAAACAAAAATAGCAGAAAATGCACTAAAAGTAAGTAACATCTCTAGACCAGTTGCATCAATGCCTGGAGTGGTGAAAGCTGGACTTGATGCAGCTGAAGCAGCAAGAGCAGCACTTCCATTTGGTCCACTTCTTCCTGGATCATCAGCAACAGTTTTGAATGCACAAAGAGCAGCTTCACAATCTGCAATTGCTACCGAAACCGCAAGAAGAACTACTATGGCAAATACTCAGACAGCAAAGTTTATTGGTAGTGAAATGACAGCAGGAGTGTTAAGCAATAGGATAACATCATTCTTTGGTGGGGCAACAAACTATATGAATGCCAGCGCAACACAAAAGGGAACTTTTGGTCACGCAATGCGCGCAGCTGGAATTGACAATAAAATGGCTAGAAGGGCACTACTTGATGATTTTATGGGCTCAGACACTAAGGCAGCAAAGTATGTTGGTGGTTTTCGTAGAGAACTAGCAGGCGGAATCAAACAACTACAAATCGGTGGCAAAGCGGCATTAAACACAAGTGCAACTACGCTTGGTAGATTATCTGGACTTAAAGTACTTGGCTCAGGAGCCATAAAAAGCGCTGGTGCATTTATACCAGGATTGAACGTTCTAGCTACTGGCCAATTAATATACGATCTTGCAAAAGGTGCTGGAAAAATAGCTGTAAAAGGTGTAAACTTTGCTAAGGATGCAGTGAAGTCAATGCAAGGCACGATTAACAAGCCAATGTTTGGATCAGGTTTTAAAGATAATGAAGTTGCTGCAACATCAAGATCAAGAGGTGTAATGGCTATACAGAATTCAAGACTAAATGCAAGAAGTTTGCTTGGATCTGAGGCATCGATGCTTGCGGCACATTTTGGATAAATATGAGCTTCATACTTAAGCAAAAAACAAAAGATTTTAGAAAAGAATTGGAAAAACTTTCTTCAGAAGATCTCATAGAAATAATTAAAAATCAAGACGTAGAATCTTATAAGCAAATCAATAGAATTGAGTGGGTGTTTAAGAATAAACTAAAACATCTAAATTGGGTGGATGGAACTCAGATATCCGAAAGGCCATTAACTAAAAGAGAATTGGCGTTGTTGATTGACGAGCCTTTTGAGATTGATAGAAACCTTCTCGATGCGGGTATATCGTCTGAACAACAAAAACAAATTCATATAGCAAAGGATCCATGTGTTTGGGCAAAGCAATTCTTGAATGTAGAGACAAGAGTCTATCAAACGCTAATATTAAGAGACCCATCACTGAGAAAAGTCTTAAGAGCAGGTCGTCGTCTTGGAAAAACATTTAGCATGGCAATAGCCTTGTTGCATTACAGTTACACAAATAGAGACGGCAGGTGTCTGGTTGTGGCACCGATGAAAACTCAGGTTGAATTGATATATCAGGAAATAGTCAGGCTTGCCTCAAGAAACGACATAGTTTTTAATTCCATAATAAGAAAAGTAACCAGCCCTCAGTTCATGATGCAGTTTTCTAATGGTTCAACTATAAGATTCTTTACTTCAGGAATGAGATCCGGTGGAAAATCAGACGTAGCACGTGGTCAGGAAGCTCACGTTATAGTTCTTGACGAAATGGACTTCATGCATAGCGACGATCTTGACGCTCTGTACGCAATGCTTCAAAAAACGGCGGAGGATCAACCGGATAAAGTTTTAATTGGCGCCTCTACTCCAACTGGAAGAAGAGAAAGATTTTGGGAATGGTGTAGATCAGATAGATTTCAGGAATTTTGGTTTCCATCTTACTGCAATCCATTTTTTTCAAAAGAACAAGAAGATGAATTTAGGGAACAATACTCCGAAATAGGATATAGGCATGAAATAGAGGCAGATTGGGGAGAAGATTCGGAAGGTGTGTATCCCAGAAAGTTTGTTGATAAAGCATTCGTAGAACCTGGATGGAACTACCAGCCAGAAATAACTTCAGCAAGAAGTTTTCACACGATTGGAGTCGATTGGGACAAGTATGGAGCCGGAACGAACATAGTTGTACTAGAAGTTTGCTCTGATTCATACGAGAATCAAATTTTCAGAAACAAAGTGAAATTATGTTTTAGAGAAGAAATACAGAAATCAGAATACACACTAACAAAAGCAGTTGCAAGAATTATAGAGCTAAATAATATTTTTAACCCAAAACACATATATGTCGACAGAGGTTACGGAGAAGTTCAAGTAGAGCTACTGCATAAGCACGGTGTGGAAAATTCATTAAGTGGCTTGAAAAATAAGGTAAAGGGAATTAGCTTTAGTGAAACAATAGATATTAGAGATCCGTACACTAAACAGATTGTCAAAAAGGAAATAAAACCGTATATGGTTGATAACCTAAGGCAGTACTTGGAAAAAGAACTTTTACTTATCTCGGAAAGAGATACTGAAATGTATATGCAGCTAATCTCTTATGTTGTTTTAAGAACCACACAGACTGGAAGACCAGTTTTTGAAGCTGGTGGATCAGCTGTGGATCACGCACACGATGCATTGATGCTCGCCCTATTATCAATAACCGAAAACTATAACGATTTGCATAGATCTAAATTTGCAACCAACACGGAATCGTTTTCAAACACCTTCTTCATGCCTACTAAAGAAGAATCTTTGGATAAAGATTTTACGCCAGAACAGAGCGTTTTTTCCGGAAGAGCTGATAAACTGGCTCCAGTAAAATTTGGTTTCAAAAAAACTTTGTCTAAAAAGCCAAACGCTAAAATTAAAAGAAAGACATTTTAACAATGGCAAAATATGGTATTGGTGAAAATAATCCCGTAGAAAACGTCTTTTCTAATACCCAAAGTCCAGTGTCGACTTTCGATTCAATAGACGATAGATATGTTGCGGGCAATGCGATCTTTAGTCGGTTCGAACTCTCAAAAATACTCCACATCATATTACCAAGTGCCGATTGCCGAAATAAGAAACCATGTTTATTATGCGGAATTTATTATGAACGAATTATTGGCAGAAATAGAAAAAAATCTAGATCAAGTAAACATAAACCCTTATTCTTCTTCTGAGCTAGAAGTAGCCCACAAAGCAGTTTGGAAGGATGCGGTAAGGCACTCAGAAAAAGCGCAATTAATGCAAGCTCCCGACTACATAACCTATTCAGAGTATTCTTTTGCAACACAACACCTGTGCAGATCTTGTAGGGAATTAGTAAAACAATATGAAATAACAACTAACCATACTTCATTTGGTCATTTGTTTGACATTAAAAAAATAATAAGTTATTTGAAAAATGAAGTAACAATAATAAAAAATATTGTAACTCATCAATTTCAAGAAAGGTATAATAATGATTCAGAAGGGGAAATTGCAAAACAACTATCAGATTGGGCAAAGGCATCAACACATCATACGAAACAACTTGCCAGCGAAATCACAAACACGCCGTCATCAATTCCGCAATCCGAATTGGATCAGATTTCTGAAAAACAAGCAGCACAACTGCAAGCTTTTTTTTCGATCAAAGTAAATTCATACGCTTCAGAAATATCATCCATATCAAATTCTTTGAAAAGAGATTGTTTCGATACGGCAGATATGTTTTACAAAAATTATCTGTTGCCAGCAGTAAACTTTAAATCAAAAGTTGTAGAACCACTAATCTTCGACTTTACAACCACCAGTATTGCTCAGGCATGTCCCACGATTATGGGTGAAGTAATTATCGCAAATAATTCTATAACCGGAAACCTTGGTTCTGTTTCTACTGACTTCATCGAAAGAAGAAATCAGATGGATAAAAAAATGCAGGCTTTGTTGGAATTGATAATACTAAAAAGAAGGTACGTCAATTACATAACTCAACTAGAGTATAAGGCAGTTAATAGGGTAAAGGTTCTTGTTCAAAAGAAGGATGAAAACATAGAAATTTATAAGGATATCTATAATTCAATTACAATTGACTCCGAAAAAAGACAAGACTTAAGATCATCTCATTCCAAGCTTGACGACCTAGACGATGATTCGCATCCACAGTATCTGAAAAGAGATGGGGGAACAATTACGGGAGATGTATTGATAGAAAAGGGAGTCAAAATAGGTGGGATAGAATTGTCAAACCATTCTCATTCCGGATTAGATGGATCTGACCTCATAAAAGCATCAAGCATAGATTATGAAACAGCAAGAAAAGAATACTACGAATCTGACCAAAATGCGTATAATAATATTAGGATTAAAGAATTTTCTCAATCCCTATTTTTGGGTGGTGGAGTTGCTTTTGATGCAACTATAGAAATAGACATAGAAGACGACAAAATTAATACTTATGAATTTGAAGTATTGTACAACGAGGTTTAATCATGACTTGGTTTAGTTATCTTGCACCGGAAACCGCAACTTATGCGCCAGTTAGAAGAAAAATAGTTTTTCCTCAAGTTTCAGAAAATCTAAAAATTGGGGATTGGATACACGTAAATTTAGATACTCTTGATATTGGAAAATATTACTATCAAGAAGATGGATTGATAAAAACAAGTTTTGACTCAGATGCATATCTGGTTGTCTATGAAACCGAAAACACTAAAACTCCTACATTTAGTTTTATTATAAATTCAGAAAGTCAGAGTTTTTTTAAGAAAAATTTATGGTTTAAATCATTGACAAATGTTGATCCAGGATATAAGCCTTCTGGTTCATATTACATATATTATCACAGAGACAACATACAATATATTTCTTTGCAGGGTTCAAATTATGTTTCTACAACAAATCCATCTGGATCAAATTTTATAGCACAAACTTCTGGAAGTTCTAGTTCTGCTATTAATTATTACTCAACAGAAATTTCATTAAATAATAATGAAAGAGTGTCTTCAATGAGCTTTTTGGGTAATCAATGGGAAGATGGAAAAACTCTGACCCATGGAGCAAAAGTCGTAGGAACTTTTAATGGTCCAAGATTAAAAGTATATGCAGAAAAAAATAGTTCTTCTGGATTTATATCTTTAAAAATAATAAAATCATCTGCCGTTGGTGATGGGCAAAAACTCGTGAAAGAAACGATAAAAATTGATCTCTACTCACCAACGAGAAAATTTAATGAATTAGTGTATGAACTAGATATGGAAGAAGATCTTGATTTTTCTACTTATCAAGAACTTTACGGAGATTTTTATTTTGAAATTGAAACTTTAGAAGAAAAGAATAATTCCTCATCTTCACTTGGCTGTACTATGGTAAAATATTCTTATTCTAAAAATTATGAATTACAATTTGACGTAGAAGAGCTAAAATCAGATATAGCCTTCAAGAGTACTGGCGGAGTAAGATAATGGCAAAAATAATAAGAAAAATAACTGGATTGAAACCAGGTCAAAATTATCTAGTTACCTTAAAAGCAAAAAATACAGAGCTATCAGCATTAGATAGTCCGTATCCAGCAATTAGATTCTTGACACCAACTGATAGCACCATACCAAGTGCAATAGACAATAATACCTTTTTTATATATGCAAATTATAAGTCGGTAATGTTTACTTTTGAGCCAACCACAGATATAGATGTAGATAGGTATAAATATGAGCTTTACTCAAACGCTGTCGGGACCAATCTTATTTCATCGGGCACGGCTACCGCGAGTGTATTCACCATAGATGTGCCGAATAATAGTCAATCACAAACAGACACCGATTCGGAAGAACAAGTTAAATACTATGGAAGAATAAAGACTGTAGATACATCCGGAAACGAAAGTGGATGGACTCCAAGTAGTGGCCTTAAAGAGTCCAGTCCAACACAGTTAATTGAAAGCGCACATATAAGAAATCTCACCGCATCAAAGATAACGGCCGGAACAATAAATGCTCACGAAATAATACTCAAGCAACAAGGCGCTCAAACATCGATAAGTGCTCCAGCCAACATGGCAATATTGAGGTCTTCGAATTATAACGGATCATACAATAATTCAACAGACCAATGGTCTACTGGAACAAGCGGATGGGTTATTGCCGGTAACGGATATGCAGAATTTTCATCAGCCTCAATTAGGGGTGGACTAAAAGCATCCTCTGTTTGGATAGATGCCAATAATAGATGGAATAGAAATTCTACCGATACCACAAATGTTTCAGAGTTTAAAGCTGGTTCATCTACCAAGTATTTGCACTTTGATGGCACTAATTTGACATTTACAGGAAACCTATCAGCAGCTGGTGGAACTTTTAATGGAGATATTTCAGGAGCTAATGGAACTTTTACAGGAAACCTCCAAGCAGTTGGTGGAACTTTTACAGGAAACCTCCAAGCAGTTGGTGGAACTTTTACAGGAAACCTCCAAGCAGTTGGTGGAACTTTTACTGGAGATATTTCAGGAGCTAGTGGAACTTTTACTGGAAATCTTTCAGGTTCAACTATAACTGGTGGATCAATCTCTGGTACCGCAATTGATATCAATAGTGGAACATTTAGGGTAACAAGCGCCGGCGCATTAACAGCAGCAAGCGCAGATATATCTGGAAAAGTAACAGCGTCATCAGGATTTATCG